ATATATTTTTCTTTCTATTAAATCTTGTGCTTCATCACCTGGAATACCATTATTAAAGTTTAATAATAGTGAAGGTGCTAAACCATTTTGAATGTTGTTTATGTGATAATTTGATACTTCTTCTTCTAAACTACAATACTGTAAACATCCTTGATAATCTACAGGAGAGTAGTAATAAAAACCAGCTCTATATGGTTTTATATAATATATTTCTACTTTTTCACTTTTCTTACCTTGTTTAAAAGCAGGTATTCTTTTTGGATTGTCTTTAGGCTTTATTTCACTCCATTTAGGATGATAATAGTAAGCTTCAATTTTTCCGTCTTTTGCTTTTTCTGCTCTAAGTGTTTCAGCAGGAAAATGCTTTAACTGCATTATCTTTGTCTTTGTTTTATTGTAAACAACTTGAATTGCAGCTTGTCCTAATAACTTTAAATCACTTGTAACTCTTTTAACGTCATCATTTTTTAATATAGCTTCCATTTGACCAAATTGTGCAGCATTTTCTTTAGAATCAGTAGCATCTAAACCTCTACCGTAAATTAAATCTGTAATACCGTTAACACACCTTGAATTTGTAGGACTTCCTAAATATCTTTCAATTAGTTCACCAAAATAATTATTTCCTTCTCCATATTCAACCCATTTGTATCTTGTTGACTCTGTTATTGTAGGTACCTCGTACCCTGATAAATTTATTACTTTTAAGTTGTTCATAATATTATATATTTTTGGTCATCCGTATCAGTACCAACATAATTGTTATATTTATTAGCATTAAGTGTGTGGTCTATTGTATTATCTGTTTGAGAAGTACAATAAGCTTTTCCTCTGTATAATAATGTTGTTCCTTGTTTTAGTTCAAACGAATAACTGCTTTCGGCTGTTAAAATAGTAAAAGCAATAGACATCTGCAAGAAATTACCATTAGTTGATAGTGTAGATGTTATATTATTTATTGTTTGAGTTTCTCTAGTACCATCTTCTACGATAACCATAGATAAGTTAGAAGCAACAGTATATAATCTAGGTATAATGCTTACTGATTGTGCGTTAGCTGTTGGCGATAATCTTATCATACTTATATAACCTATTATGTTGAATTATGTTCAAAAAAAAAGAGGACTATAAAAGTCCCCTCTTTCTATGTTTAAGAACCTGCTCTGTTTAAGAGTTAGTACCTTCTGTAATAGTTATAGTACCAGATAACCCAGCAAAATCTGTTGAGTTAAATACTAATTGACCAGAAGTGTGTTTCATAAAATTAGCTGGAGTTGTTTCCATACCAGTTAATGTTAATGTATATCCACTAAGGTCTCCCATTGCAGCACCAGTTACTACAGTACCTCCTGATACGTCAGCACCGTTTACTAAACCAACCATCATAAAGTTTCCGTTGTAATCTTCAACAGCAATATGAGGTCTACCATAAGCCATCAACTTTAACTCTTTATTATCTGCCTTAGAGAGTTTTTTAAGTGTTACATTTAATGTTTGCTCATAAAATGTAGTTCCGTTTTCTCTTGATGAGTTTACTGTTTGCTCTAATGACGAATTACCTTTTAACTCATACTTACGTGCAGTTAATGCACCTGAAGCACCAGTCATATTCGTAATTTCATCATCTGTAAGCGTTACAGTACCTAAATCACCAAAATCAACAAAATAAAGGTTTTTAATGCCACCAACGACATCTTTACAAGGTTCTTTTCTTCCTAATGTTAAATCACAAGCCATATTATTATTTTTTTATAAAAAAAGGTAGGTAGTAAATTGCCACCTACCCTTTTTATGTTATACAATTTTAGTTATTAAGAGTAAAGAACAATATCAGAACCAATAGCGTGTTGTATACCTGCTGTGAATCTCATTACCACTCTTACGTTTTGACTTCCATCAATGTCAGCCATATCAATTACTTTTACTTCATTTTGGTCAGACATTAAACCTGTACCGAAGAATAAGTTTGATTTCTCAGCAGCTACTGCTGTATTGTTAGCTAAACCTGAAGCCATTACGATATTAATACCGTCAAATGTTAAAGCTCCACCGTTGAACCATTGTGTACCTTTAGCATCTGTACCTGCAGCACCTACGTTAGTAGCAAAACCACCTAAAGCTCTTACATAAGCTCTGTAGATGTTGTTTGATACATAGATGAATAAGTCTTCAGACCCATATACAGCAGAAGGAACAGCGTCAGCAATTTTACCAAGCTCTGTTATTACATTTGCTGAAGTAACAGCTCCTGCAGCTACGTCTACAACGTCACCATCAGCAGTTAAAGTTGTAGTGAACCCATCGAATTGTCCAGCGTTAGCGTTAGTTCCTGACCAGATGTTGTTTTCCATTCTTTGAGCTACTTTATCTGCAACGTGTGCGATTAAAAAGTCAGAGAAAGATGGAGGTAGATTATCAAAAGCCGAATAGCCCATAGAAATCGCATCCCAGTCACTTCTAAAGTCTTTCTTACATAATTGTAAGTTAACTTGAAACTCTTCTGGAGTTAATATTCTCTCTGTTAGAGTTAATGTTGAAGTTGCGTCAAAGTCACAAGAAGCATCTTTTACGATGTCATCAGTTGATACTTTTTTCATTACTTCTTTATACTTTACATTAGGTTTAATTGTTATATTACCTTCTGCTAAAGTTTTACCTGATAATAGAGCTGCAGATACATATTTCCCAGCAAATTCACCAGCGTAAGTAGTTGTTAAATTATTAGTTGTTGCCATTTTTTAAATATTTATATTATTAATTATTAATTACGCTTCTGATGCCCAGATTCCTACACCACCAGTAATGTACCAAGCTCCTGCAGCTACAGCTTTGATTGTACACCAATCTCCTTTGTTAGCAGTTGCTTTTGTGTTTACTAAATCTTTGTTTGCAGTTCCACTTGCTACAGAATCAGCAGCAGCGTTTGCAATAGTACCATTAATACCATCAGCAGCAGCAGGTGATAATGTGATAGTGTTATTACCATCAGCTCCTGTATTACGAAATGTTAATTCCATTCCGATATTGTTTGCGTCAATAGCAGGTAAAGTCATAACTTTTGCATCAGTTGCAATGTTAAACTCAGAACCAGCTTGATTAGCACTTATATCTTGAGTAGTCGTCAAAGTTTCTTGTTTTGACCTTGCTCTCAATACGCTATTTGAAGTTGTTATTGTTTGTGACATTTTAAATTATTTAAAGATTAATTATTAGATATTGCGTTTAATACTCTATTGTAAGTAGTATTTTGATTTGCATTAACTGCATATCTTGTACCCATTTTTTCACCTACTTCGTTCTCAGGTGAATGAGATATAGCTTCAGCAGGTTCTTCAGAAGATAATTCTTGTGGAATTTCTTCTCTAGCTTCCTCTTTAGCTTCAATCATACCTCTTAGTTTTTCTACCATAGATTTAAGCTCTGCAACTTCGTCCTTAGTAGCATATTCCATTACTGGTGCTTCTTCAGGCATAAGTTCAGCTTCTTCTTGATATTCTTCTTCAGCAGAATAAGTTACTTGTTTAACTTCTGCTTCAGGAGTTTCCTCTTTAGCTTCTTTAGCTTCAACCTTAGCAGGTTTTTTAGCTTTAGGAGCTTCGTCCTTTAATTCAACATCAGGAGTGTTTACTTCTTCTGAATTAGTTGATAAAAGAACATCTTTGATTTTTGTTACAATTTCACTTGCTTTCATAAGATACTTATTTATAGTTATTACTGATTAAATTTATTTTGTTTGGATTTCAAACTTTACCAATTCCTTGAGCTTGTAAAGTTCCATCGCAACACTTTTTAGAATATGTCTTGCCATCAGGGCATAAACAACCTCTTGACGAAACCTTTGGTGAAGAATGGCTTACTGTAGCTTTTTTATTTCTTTTCATTTTATTGGAACACAATTAGGCACTTTTCTACCATCTTTATCTTTCATACCTATTTGCTCATATCCTTCTGTGCAAGGAAGCTTTAAGTTGTGTTTTTCACAAGGCATATACCAAACATCACCTTCGTATTCGTGTGTATGATAACCTGAACACCCAATGTCTTCAGCAGCTTTTTCTGCTTCCTCCTGTGTTGAATATCCAGCTCTACCATCTATAATTGTAGAAGATGCTTCAATAGCATCAAGACCTTTTAATTTAGATGTTACCCAAGTAAGCATTGATTTACCACCCCATAATAAATATGATATAGTTCCACAAGCTTCGTTGTCACCTGGCTTGTAATAAGCAGATGCTCTTGATAAATACGAGTATATGCGTTTAAGAGTAGGTAATGTAAAATTTTCTCCTTTTTCAAGTTGTCTAGCTCTAACCTTACCAACTTGAGTTGCACATTTATTATTTAACTTTTCATTTAATCCAATACCTCTTTTAGCATTGTTTTTTGCTGATTGAGGATAACCACCATAAGACTCTAATTCTACATCTTCAGTTAAAGATGCTAATACTTCTGCTAGTTCATATTCTGCGTTCAGTTCATCTAAACAATCAGAACAAGCATTTTCCTCTATACTTTCTTTAGGTCTCTCCATACTATCAGCAAAATATCCTTCTATAGAAAATCCTTTTACTTCTCCTTCTTTTACTGCTTTCCACACTTCATCATTTAATACTTTCATAGAAACCATCCAAGTACCTTTTGGCAAGTCATATCCATAAGCAGCAGCTTTATCTTTCTCTGGGTCTTCTATAAGCCAAGACTCTACTACAGACATATCACTTAATTCAAATGAATGTTCAAATGTAGAGTTCTGATGTTTGCTTTTAATAAAGAATAATTCAGATGCTTTTCTTACAGTATCTTCAGAGAAATATATGTAATAATCAGTATCATCATCTTCTCCTTTTCTAAATATTTTCTTATTAGGAATAAGAGCAGGACCCATAAGAATCCTTTTCTCTGCATCTACTTCAGCAAGTATAACTTCCTTGTGTTCTTTTAATGCAATAAAGTCTTCTTCTATTGCTGGGTTTTCAACGATAGATATGGCTTCGATACCACTAATTTCATTTTCCTCGTCTATAATAAGTTCTATTATTTTTTCCATACTTAAATAACCCTACTCGGTCTATTTTGTTTTGTTATCCTATTGAAGCACCTTCTATCGTACTACGTTCAAGTTCTTGTGCTGTTGATATATCTGAAGCTACTACAAATGCTTTTAATGGTTTAGAATCAGCACCAGATATAGCTTGAGCTAATTGACTTTCTTGTGTAGCACCTACTACATTAAATGCAGGAGCTTGTATTTGTGGTGAAGACCCACCTTGACCTACAGCTTGAGCTGGAGCTTGTACTGCTCCTCCTTTTGATGTTAAAGAGGTTGCTAATATTTTTGCAATACTTAATCCAGCTCCAATTTTAGTTTGTACTAAATTTTTAGCTAAATCAATTTTATTCTTTGCAATTAATGCACTTGAAATACCAATACCAGCAGGACCAAATGACGCATAAGCAGCTTGTGTTTGTAAAGCGTATGCAGCAGACGCAGCTGTTTGAGTTGCTACACTTTGTTGCGATTTTATAATAATATCTGCAATAGCTGCACCTTTCTCTATAACCAATCCAGCTTTTGCCAGAGAAGAACCTTCTTTCCCAATAGCTGAAAATATACCTGCTATTTTTTTTGCAAAATTAACCCTTTCTGTATCTATTCTTTGTTCAGTTTGTAATTCTTGTTGTTTTAGTCTAATTTTTGCTTGTGCTATTCTTATATCTCTTAAAGCTTCTCTTTCAGCAACAGCATCCTTTTTGTCTTGAACATCTTTAAGTCTCTCTATCTCGTTATTATCTAATTGATTTAAAGCAGCAAATTTAGATATTTGAAGTGACAAAGTGCTATCTCCGTTTTCTTTGGTTTGTGTTATAAGCGAGTCATAATGGTCTGACAATCTTTTTCTTTCAAGTTCAAATTGCTGTTCTTCACTAAGAGCAACAGCATCTTCAACCTCTTTTAAAAACTTTAATCTTTCTTTTTCTTCATCTTTTACAGACTTAGTTCTTTTTTTACTATTATTTACAAAAGTTTCGGTATAATAATCATTTTCTACTGCAACTTTTCTAAGTGTTGCAAACTCTTTATCTAGCTTATCTTGTTCTTCTGCAAACTCGTCTTCTACTCCTTGTATTCTTTTTTGTCTTCTTTTTTCAGTATCTTCATCACTTCTTTTAACAGCTAAACCTGCTTTTGTGAATCTTATAACCCTGTCATTTCCTTGCTTAATTCTTGCTTCCTCTAAAGCTTCTTCTTTTTTTATTTCAAGGTCTAATTGCTTAGCATATAATTCCTCTGCTCTTGTATTAATTGCATTTGCAATAGCTAATTTTTCTAATGAAAGTATTTTATCATCTATAGCTTTTCTTGAATCATCAGTTAATTCTGCATTATTATTTAATTTTAAATTTAAATCTTCATATTCTTCATTTACTCTTTCAATAACATTTCCTAATTCTTGTTGACTTAAGATTCCGTCATCAATCGCTTGTAAAAGCATTTTAAGTTCAACCCCTGCTTTTGCCTGTGCATCTGCTAAAGCATTAGATGTTTTTTCAAGCTTAGAAGCCATCATATCAGCCCTCTCAATTAAAGCAATTACAATTTGAAAAAGAACTATTAACCCAACAGGACCCATCATCACTTTCATTAACTGCCCAAGACCTTTTGTTAATCCTCCTGATGTAGTTATAAGGGTTATAAATAATGTAGACAACTGGGATATGTTGTTTGCCATACCTCTAATACCATAATTAGAATCTGAAATAGTACGACCAAATTCAACAACGGTAGCTCCTGCTAACCCTGTTTTATCAATCATATTTTGATTCTTTTTGGCGTTATCTTCCATTATCTCGCCTTGCTGTAACAAATCTGTATTAAGTTTTTTTACAGCACCAGAAGCTTTTTCAAATCCTTTGGTAACATTATCAATTTTAATTTTACCTTTGTCATTGATTTCTATTTCATATATTATTTTATTCTTTTTCTGTGCCATACCACCTGCGTTTAATTACATTTCTAGCTTCTGAAAATGTTAAAGGAGCTTTGTATTTTCCTTTAGCAATATCTATATATGGATTAACTCCATAAAAATTATCTGTATTCAAGAGTTCTATTATTAATTTTATCATTATTCGTCTGTTTGGTCTGATGTTATAATTCCACTATCTACATATATATCTGTTGCATCTACAGTTAATGTTCCTGTTACTGGAGGTGTTACTGGTGTGTCTGTTGTAAGACAATCTGCGTTATATATTAAATTGTTTTGACCACCCATATAACCGTGATTATAACATTCATAACTCATAGTGCCAAAATCACCACCAACAGTTATAGTTACTGTGCCATAATAATATGTATATGTATTTCCGTCTAATCCTGCCTTAGAACCACCTGATGAAGTACCTGTATATGACAATCTGCTTTCTTTACCAAAATTGTGAAAAGCAATAGGATGAGCAGATGGGACATCATTCATAACATAAGTTCCTTGACCCATTTGATAAGTTCCATATTTATTGTCAAATATATATATGTTACCAGCAGAAGTAACTTCTACCTTTAAATTAAATGTTGTATTTAAACAAGAAAAAGATGTTATGTCATAATATCTTTGTAACTCTAAAGAAGATTTACCATTCTTTAAATTTATGTCTATTTTGTTAATACTATAAGTTTTATCCGATATTCTTATTTTATCAGCTAAAGAATATTTAGATATAAAAGCATTTGTAAGGTTTGCTTTTAATTTTATTATTCTTGACTTAACATCAAATAAGTGTCTTATATAATTTTTATAATACAGATTAAATAGATTATTTACATTACTTTGTTCTCCACTTTCATACACTCTGTATTCATCTACTTCCTCTCCAAAGTGATTAGATTGAGAGGTGTTTACATCTATTGAGTTTAATGGTATAAAGTATGTTGATATATTTCCATAATAAACAGTAACATTAGAAGCATTTGTGTAAGTGTATGGTATTTGTTCACCTGAAGATTCTCTATGTGTATAGAACAATAAAGATTTACCAAAGTGTGGATTATATTTTTCTCCTTGAAAAGAAGTTGAAGCAGCAGAAGTATTTCTGTCAGAGCTACCTCTTTTAATACTAAAACCAACTTGTATTTTTGTTGCAGTTCCAGCAGTATTTAATAACCTTTCAAACTTTAAATGAGCAAAAGGAGGAATAATTTCATATTTTTTTTCACCTCTTGAGTCATTATAAGACCAGCTTTCTCCACCCCATTCAATACCATTTGATGTCTTATGTTGTTCTGCAAGAACAGATTCTGTATCTTCATATTTAAACTCAATTTTAGAATAAGGTAACATTCTATGAACAGACCCTGATGATATATCTATTTTGTTTGTTATGTCTAATTCTGATTTTGAGGAAGCATAATAAGAATCAAAAGTCATTACTCTAATTCTTTTCATATTAGATTGAGTTGTTGTATATGAAGAACTTCCTGTACTTTCTACAAAACAAACAAGATTAAACATCTTAAATAAACCAGATAAAAATTCTATAATAGACATATCAGGCATATTTAATCTCATACTAAACTTTCCTTTGTTCACAGTAAGAGGTCCACCTCCAATAACAACATCACTAAAAGACTCATCGTCTCTATCAGCTCTTATAACGAATTTAGCTTCAAACCCATTATCAATAACAATGCTTGTAGGAGAGAATACAACAAATTGATAATCTCCATCTTGTTCTATGAACAATTCAAATTCTTTTTCAACTCCTGCTGATGGTTCAAAAGTTCTAATTACCTCTCCATTTCTTATAATTTTAAGACCATATTTGTTTGATGAATCAGAGGTACTTGCAGTTAATCTTAACTCAATAGTATCTATGTTTTGTGCAGAAGAGTTTCTTACAATTATAGTGTCTGCAGATTGTGTTCCTGTCAATCCTGAAGAATTTACAGAGTTTATATACAATATGTCGCTTGGGTCACTTGCACCTGAATACAAAGAGATGCTTCTACTTACTATGTTGAATGTATTTATTGTTAATTCTTTTGCTGTAGCATCAAATAAAGTATTGTCTTTTTTATCCTTATTAAGCCACATATATAAATTATGATAATCTTTATTTGTAGCGTTTAAGAAGTCATTAGAAAACTCTATGTTTGGTGTGTTAGGGTCTCTATTTATTTTTTGTTCTATTGCCCTTAATATTAAATGCACTTTTATACCAGGCTTTAAGTATTCGTATTTTAAACCATTAGATTTTGACCCATAATTACCATCGTAAAAAAGATTCCCATCACTTAAAGGACCATAAAAACTGCTATTATCAGAGTAGTATAGTCTTTCAGATGTAGAGATTAAAGGAACAACCACAGGCTGAGTATAAAACAACTTTGTGGTTATTGCATTACCAGCGTTAGGTGCTGTGTTGAATATAATATCTCCTGTTGTATATGAATATGAAAAGTTAGACGTAGATACTTCAGCACCTGAATTATATAATTTAAAATCAGTATTTAGTTGTGGATATGGAGTGTATAGTAATCTAAATATTTTTTTTACACCATCACCAGTTCCTATTGTAAATATATCATTAGATGTTTTGTTTTTACTTGTTGTTAAATAATGATAAAAAGACTCTCCCCCTGAATCATAATATACATCGTCTATGTCAAATCTATCAAGCCAGTTTAAGTCTGTTAATTTTAGATTGTTAAACAACTCTTTCAATAATCTTAAATTACCATAAAAAGTAACTTTATAAGCAGTAGGTTTATTGTATTTTAAATCTACACTTTCAAGTGTAATATAACCGTCTTTATATGGTCTATCGTTTATTTCTATTCTTGCTTCTTTAGATGACCTTGCATCAAAACCTCCATCAAGTATATCGTAATTATAATAGTGTTTAAATACTTTATTATTTGTTGATGTAGCAGGAAGAGTAAAATTCCTTGAGTAATCAGTAAATAATTTATCAGGACTTCTAAAATCTTTTATAGAACTTACTATGTTTATTGAACCATCCTGAAAAACATCAACCTTTTCATTTTCTATATATAGCTGTATTTTTTGACTCATTACCTAATATTATTAATTCCATCAAATGCAAATTCAAATTGAACAGTATAATTTACTAATTTATCGTTTAGGCTTGTTTTATATGTAAAGTTAGAGTCTTTTACCATTACAGGTAATGTTTTATTGTTATCTCTAATCCAAATATTTTCTGATTGGAATAGTTCTCTCATTGTCTCATTATATTCATCTCTTAAGAATCCTGTGTTTAATGTAAGAGTTTTAGTTGTTAATACATCTTGAACTACGTTAGACGGTGTGTATGTATTATAAGAAGCAGATGTTGTTGTTGACTTTAAAGTGCTTGTAACAAAACTATCTTTCTTCACATTTAATCCATCTGTTCTCTTCTTATTAAAATATAAATCTTGTACAGCACCAAATTTATTTATAAATGATACTTTATAATTACTGTATTTTGTATTACAAACAAAGGTTGGGTATATTGTTTCTTTTGCTGTTGATGTTACAGAAGAATATCCAGTAGCAGAAGTGTTACTTGATATAATCTCTATCTTACTTGCTTGTATAGCTGACTCTACATATTTTATATAATCAGATGAATTTTCAGTAGTTGGCACTTGACTATAAGGTGTAAAAGATTGACTCCCAGCTTCACTTTCTGCACCTGCTGAGTCTATTGTATAGTAAATTACATTTGTTACTCCGTTTGGTCCTATGTATATAGGTATGTAATATTTTATGTTTTCAGGTATGTATAAATATTCATTAGACATTAATTTTGATGACGACAAAGTAGAGTTATATCCGTCTTCAAAATATGTATATCCTTTAGTTGCTAAACCATAATCTGTTGTTGATGTTGGTGTGTCTAAATCGCTATATTGATTTGTTTTTACATAATACCACCAGCAAGTAGTTACTGTAGAGCTGTAGTCATTATTAAAAGTTACATCAATATAATCTTGTACAAGTTCTGATATTTCAAATCTAACAGTATTATTAGAATCTGGATTAGACTTTGTTATTGTGTATTGTGCTTGAGTTGGTCTATTCGTTTCAAACTGACCAGTCCAACAATACAAACTTAATGTAGAACTTGATAGTGTAGCCATTTATATCTTTTTTAATATAACTTAATTAATAAAAACAGTATCAATAGATGTCAACACTTGAACAAGAACCAAAGTTATATACAGCTCCTGGTCTAACACCTGCTGAGTTGCCAGTATAACCTATTCTAAAATAACTTCTGTTTTCATTTATTCTAAAATTAGTTTCTGTTGTAGGTGCATATAATGTACTTAAACTATTGTCTGAATATAAATATGTATTATCTCCAAAAGTTCCTACATAATAAACATTTAAACCATAAGCATATAAAGTATTACAAGCTGCTGTTGAATTTGATGCAGAAGTTAAAGATATTCTCATAACTTTTATATTTGATGGTCTATCAGGTGTTACTGTTGGAGGTACGTAATTAGCAGCAGTACAATCTCTATATGTAACAAGGTCTTCTACATTAATAATAGTTGCGTCACTTGATGATTGTGGATTATGATAACTTAATCCTTCATATTTAATTACTTCTGGAAAATCATAATTTGAAGTAGCTGTACCAACCACAAGAGTTACTGAATTATCAGTACATAATTGATACACTTTTTTTGTTGTTAATCCTGTTGAAGAAGGTACAGTACCTGCTAAACAAGTAGCACAATCATTAAAAGGTGTAGGAGATAAATCTTCAAACACAGTAGCGTTTTCATTATAAGCGTCATCCCCAGAAACAGCTTTATGTCTACAGGTTGTTGTAGCTGCACCTATTCTATAAACTGGAGGTAACTCTGAATCTGAAACAACATATTCTAATGTTCCCTCTGTAACTCCACAAAGCCTATAAGCACCATAAAATTTATTAGGGTCTATTACTACAGGTGTTTCAGTTTCTACTTCTCCAACACACTCAGGGCAACTTCCAAAAGGCTGTAGTGTTTCAAGGTATTCGTCTTTATCTGCATTTGCAATAATATAAACACCAGCACCTAAATTAAAAGTATCATCATATTCAGTCGTTACTGTATAACATCCTGCTCCACCAGTTCCGCCAAAGTCTTTGAATTTAAGAATTGAATCTACTGGGTAGCTAAAATCTTCAAACACCATATATTCCGTTGCACCTGGACTTAATTGGTTATCACATCTTGATACTGCTACTTTTTGTATTGTTCCTGAAGTTGGTTCTGTAGGGTCAGTACAATCATTATTTGCACAACTACCTAAAGCATAAGTTGAACCACTTCCTGTAACCTGTCTAAAACTCCCATTAGAACCATTTGTACTATTAGAATATGTTCTACCAGTTGTAGCTGGAGTTTGACCAGTTGCATCTTCAAAGAAAGCAGTAGCTAAACAAAATTCATTAGCACCATTTCTATCTGCGTATAATGTTATTGATGTCCCACTACAAGCAGCTTTGCTTGGAGGTGCTGAAGCACTAAACTTTGCAGCATAAGATGTTCTGTTTTCCCAAGTAATTGATGTTGGAGATGTTGCACTTGTACTACTAACAGCACAATTATAAAATATAGTTCCTGTAGATGTTTGTGTTTCACCTCCACCACCTGTCTTATTAATAACTAATTGTTGACTTGTAGCACCACTTATATCTGACAGAGAACTTGATGAAGTTCCTTTTTTCCATTGATAAGATGGATTTGTAATATTTTGTGATGTTGCTGTTAATGTTGTTTGTTGACTAACATAAGACTTGTCAAGATTATTACCGTCTGAATTTGATACATTTATATTTACAGTAGCATTTGCATTTGTTTGTGAAGTTGTATCGTCATCTTCAACACTTTGATTACAAGCAGTTACATCAGTTGCAAATCCACCAGCAATATCAGCACCATATATTTTACAATAATAGTCAACAGGATTGTTGTTTTCATCTGTAAGTATTATTTTATACCAGTTACCTGTTCCGCCATACGGATTAAATATGTGATTTGTAGATGTTTTATTTGTATAAAGAGTAGCACCACTTCCATCAACATTATTTCCTACAATAGAACCTACATAATAAACAGTAACATCTGCTTCTAATGCACAGACGTCAGAACCATTTTCTCCAGGACTTGGTACATAACTTGATGAAACTATAGCTTCATTAGGAACAGCTATACTTTCAAGAATAGTTCCTCCACAGTCTGTTGTTGATGTACAAGTTATAAAATTAGACAATCTACCGTCACAAGTAGCTCCTATTTTACCTACTTTAGTTGTTCCTGATACAACAAAATTATAGTATTGACCTGAACTTGAATAAGGTATTGTAAGTGCTGCGTTTGAGAATAAGAAAACTCCGTCTCCTATTGCTGATTGACCAGCAAGTAATCTGAAATATGCTGTTTGTCTATTTGTTTCAGCACAAGCACAATTAGCTGTGTCTTTTCCTGTTACAGATACTTGAACTTCTTGTGGGGTTCCTGCTGTTATTGCATCAAATATTGTAACTGCTGTCTGAGATACATTAAATCCAGTATTAGAAATCCCATCTAACGTTATTGTAAATGTTTCACTTGGAAGCTCTACTGTTGAATCTAATTTAGCTTCAAATACTTGTTCTGCACCATTATTGAATACTTGAAAAGCACCAGTCAAACTACCCCTTACTAAATCTGTTGCACTTACTCCAGTTATAGTAAAAGGAACAAGAGTATTGTCAGGGACATTTGATGTATATAGTGTTATTGTAAAAGGACAACCCTCTGTTGTAGAAGTAACACTTCTTCCTAAAACGTATCTTGATGATTCAACTAAAGTACCTGATAGTGTTGAAGCAAGAGTTACATTAGCTGCTCCAAAAGTACCACTAAAACTTGCTGTAGAAGCTGCAAGTGCTGTACTTGCTGTATAGTCGTTTGCAACAGCTAAGGCTATAGTAAAACTATAACTATCTCCTTGACGACCATTAACCTCAATAACTTGTTCAGGAGTTTTGTTTATTTCTACACTTTTTTGTGCTTGAATACTTGTTTGAGTTAAAACAAAACCTGTATAACCTATTGAAGAAACAGAAGGCAATATGTTGTTAGTCAGGGTAAGTCTCGCATAATATTGAACTGTTGTTGCCCAAGATACTATAAAGGCTGTAGCAGTAATTGTATTGCCATCTGCGTCTAACGTACTACAGCCATAGCTAAACTCTTGATTGTTTACACCACCACCTAATGTCTCTTTGAAGTCAATGTCTGCTGTTGTTCCTGCTGCTGCAGCATTTCCTCCAGTCCAAGTATAAACACCGTTACCAGTAAAGTTAGATGGTATAGCTCTAAGCTTTATATCCGTTCCTGATGTACCAGAACCTGGACTTTGAACATTACTTCCTGAAACAACTTGAACTATATTAAGTTTATATATTTCTTGTTTAGCTTCTCTCTCTTCTTGAGTCTCTGATGAATCACCTGTTGTTGACCCTTCAGTTCCTGCTGCAACTATATAATAAGGGCTTCTACTATTTATTTTATTTACTGCCATTTATTTGGTCATTTATATCTTCTAAGTAACTACTTTCTAAGTCTCTTGTTAAAGAAGCAGTAATACTCTTGCTTACATAATCAATGAATTTAGAACCTTGATAATCATATCTTTTTATTGTACCCCTATCTGCAATAGATTTTGCAATCATCCAAGCAATATCTTTTGGTCTTTTATATTTTTTGTAAATAGATTTTACATTTTTATTTTTAACCCAATCAATTATTTTTTTTAATGGTTGTTCAGGATTGTTTTTATCTATAGGCATTTTTCCTGCACCCCTACCTTGTTCTACCCAAACTGCATAATCTGCTGCATATATTTCTATTGCTGCTCTATTTTCATTTTGAGTCACTTCACCAAAAATACTATTTTTTAAATTATTACTTGCAACTAATTCTTCTTGTGTAAGTCGGTCTTTTAGTTGGGTTACAATTTTTTCTTTGTATTGCTCTAATGTTGCTTTAACTTTAGACATTAGCAAAGAGATAATTCGTTAGTAGGTACTTGTATTTCTATTGTAGCTCCCCATCCAGCTAATTCATTTTCAAAGTTGTCTTGAAATGGTTCTGCACTTACTGTTGAAGTTATTTGAAAGTTGTTTGAAAAGGTGTCACCTCTTCTCATTTCTTGTTGTATATCGTTTACTACTTGCAGTTGAGTGTTTAATATATCTTGCAGGTTATCATTACCAAACATCATATCTTCAGTTTGTTTTTCTTTTGTTACATCCACTATATCTAAACATAATAATCTAATAGAAGCAGACATTGTTCTTTCATCAAAAGATACATTACCAAATATTATGTGAGCTAAAGGGAATATAGTTGTTTTATTTAAATCAACTTCCGTTAAATCACCAAAGGTTACAGTTTTTGTTATTCCGTTTGCTCTTAGTATTTCTTTTAATTTATCTAATATTGTATAAACTTGTCTCATCTTGTATTTTGTTTAATCATTTTGTTTTCTAATTCTCTTTTTTCTTTCTCAAATTCTAACCAAGTTAAACATTGGAATAATGTGAGTTTTGTAATTTCTTCAAATTTTGTTGCATCTCCTGCAGCAAGTGCGTATATCGATTGATACCATCCCCATTTTGCTCCGAACCCTGCTGTAGTGTTAAATCCATCTTGAGATTTTTCTCCAAAGAGTTCAGAGTATGCTTCGACAACTCTTTCCCTAAATGATAAAAAAAAACTGTTGAACCTAAAGCTACATTAACAGGTGCATCTAGCATTACATTTGAATATTTATCAGTCCCCTCATAATCCTCTATTAAGTATAAGTCATTTTTTTCAAATGTTATTGGTCTATATAAGATAGCCATAGCTTTGTGCATTTGTTGCCAATCAGAAATGTATTTATCTAAATCAATAAACTCTCCAAGAGATATATCGTCAAGCTTAGGTATAAATCCAAACTTTACCGTATTTCCTTTTTGGTCTGTCATTTCAAATGTTCTTTGAAGAGGAGTCTTTTCTTTAAACGCACCTGCTATATGTTCTACAATCCCACTAAATTCAGTTAAAGGCAATTCATAAGCTTCTTTCATAGTTATACCACAAAAGCACTCTAGCAGTTTTAAGTTTGCAAAATTAATTTCTTCCTCTGTAGGTTCTCTGTCTTTTTCATTATTTACACTAGAGATATATTTTTGATACTCTTTTAACGAAATACCAGATAAGTTCTTTGGGATGTTTAGTGTAATGGTTTGACTCATATTATTATAACC